TTCAGGTTTTCGTTCTGGCATACGAAGATAATTAGATGCAACCCAAGGTTTGGATGCAATATACATCTTGTAAGCAGTAAAAGTGTCAATGCTGTCGTCAAGTTTATATTCATCTGGCATCGCACGGGCAAATGATGTCACTTTATCAATCTTACCTTTAGGAAAGATGTAATAGGCATCTACAAGAGTTTTGTAACACGAGTGTGTTTTATTATACCTCAAAGTGTATTCATCACACAAGTTCATTCCCCACTTGATTAACCAATAGGCATTATCAATGGTTTCTGCTGCCCATCTCGTACAGGGGTGATTACGGAATGCTCCCTTATCGGTCTTGTAGGGGGTTCCATCGGTCTTGGGAAGAGTTCCGTATCCGTGCCCCCATTTCTCTGATGCCACGATTGAGAGCATCTGACAGCACTCTAAGGGCATTTTTACTATATGCTTATCAGGAAGTGTGATTGCACTCTCAGCAGGAAATGGGGAAGTGACAAAGATGTTCATTCAAAAGTAGAATCAGGCTCCATAGCAATATAATACTTCAAATCTCTGTCGGTGCTCGTAAATCGTGACAAAAGTTTTTGTGAGATGACGACTTGATAGGCACCAGGAAGAAGTTAAACGTAAAGACACTATCGGTTTCACCAACCACGATGGAAAAATCGTTTGATGTATCATTCTTTTTGTCTCTTACTACCAGTTTCACAACACCTGCCTCACCAACAGCAGATAAATCTGGGAGTTGATAAATTGCAGATGCCTTGAGTAACTTATCTAACTGTTGAGTATTCAACTCAAAGCACACATCCTCACTTGGAAGAGTGATTTCTTTATCTGGTGGAATCACAATTACACTTGAATCAGCAAAGAAATACTTGGATCTCATTTTACCTTCACGAATCACCACATATCCATCATTATCAAAATTCAATTCGGCATTTTGATGAAGATTAAGTCCGTTTAAGAATTGATTGAGATCATAAATTCCAAAGTCCTTTGGAAACTCTTCGGTAATCTCTGCTTCAGCAAGAATGTTCTTCATCACAGAAATTGTGCGAAGTTTGTTTCCCTTCTTTACAAGAATTGATTGATTAATTCCGGCAAAGTTCTTGAGAACAGTTAGGGTTTCGTTAGAAAGTTTCATAGTTTGATTTTTGAGTTTCATTATTAAATCCGGCAAAATGATATAGAAGAATACCGTAGTGTATAATCTTCAGAGCATCAAGTTTTGACATTCCATCCTTCTTACCAAAACGAGAAGAATACTTAATGAGATTATCACGACAGAAAGGAATTCCGTCATCAATCGCATCAATCATATCCAGAACCTGAACCTTTGACTTATCAGAGGCATAGTGACCATTATAAGTTCCCTTGATGTATTCTTCCACTACTTTAAGTGTCTTTCCTTCACCGAACTTCCAGAAGTGATCTGAATTTTGTTGGGATTTTACCTCATAAGAAGTTGGTGGGGAAATCACATCTGGAGAAGATGCGTATGGATTTCTAGAATCATTTTTCCAGTAGTTAGTATATTCGTTAATGGCAGCACCAGATTCCACTGCCGAATATGGAGTATTTAAAAGAGAGCTTTGATAATCGGTTTCAAAATTTTCAGTCATAAAGTTTCACATTCAAAGAGAGTTTTATCTTTTATTATTATATCAGTTTGAGAGAGTTGAGTCAACTGCTCCAGGAGCAGAGGGCATTACAAAATCAACATCAATCTTGTCGTAAAGTTCCAGGAATGCCTGTTTGGTTTCATCATCAAAACGATTTACACAAACCTGTATTGCCTTTGCTTTATCACCAAAGATGCTATAGGCACGAATGATATGAACGAGACGGCGGGTGCTGATGATTTCCTCAATACCACCATCATAAAAAGTCTTACGGATTACATCCCCCCAATCAACAAGTCTCTTGCAGAAATCACGATCCTCAAGACCGAGATCTAAAGAAATACCCTCTAAAATCCTTTGCTCAACGGCAGGAGCAGGATAAGATTGCTCAAAAGTCACAGGAAATCTTTCTAGAAATGCTTCGTTGAGCACATTAGTTCCGATAAATCTACCGTCCTCTGAACCCTTACCTTTGGTATTTGCAGTCGCAAAAACATTGAATCCAGCAGAAGGTTTTACAAACTTACTAATCTTTTTCAGAAAGACACCTTTACCTTCTAATACAGATTGAAGACAAAGAATTTTGTTAGAGGCAAGATCAATTTCATCCAAAAGTAAAATAGCACCACGTTCGAGTGCTTCAATCACAGGTCCATTATGCCAAACAGTTGCACCATCCACAAGACGAAAACCACCAATCAGATCATCTTCATCAGTCTCAATTGTAATGTTTACACGAATCAATTCACGTCCAATCTGAGCACAAGCTTGCTCCACAGAGAACGTCTTGCCATTACCCGAGAGACCCGTAATAAACGTTGGATAAAAAATACGGGACTGAATAATTTTTTTAATATCGTTGAAGTTACCAAACTTGACGAAAGTATCATCTTTATCGGGAATTAAATTTTGTTCCAAAGCAGGAAGAGCAGCAGGAGAAGAAAAACTACGTTCTATTTCTTGAACCTTTTCTTGCGTCACTTCCAAGTTCCACTTACCACGAGAAGTCTTATATTTCTCAAGATTTTTTGTGACGGTTTGATAGGCACTTCCATTACTAGCACACCAACCACGAATGTCGGCACCAGTAATTTCTGATCCAAAAAGTGCTCTCAGAGAAGAAACGATATAATCGGGAGTCATTTTGAGACGGAGCATAGTGAGTGGTTTGTTTCAACATAGTCATTATAACAGAAATCAGAGTCTCAAAACCACCCTATTGGACGGTTTCCAAACTGTCTCTAATTTCACTCAGACGATTTAAACTTACTAAATGTCCTTTATATCCAGGATAATATTTTTCTACAAGAGCACCAATACCCATCGCAGTAATGGCACTCTCACACTTTAAATAAACTCTTTTATTTTTGTGATCTACAGCACAGGGCATTCCCCAGATTTCTTTTTTCATTTTAATTCGTAATCAGGATACTTTTGTTTAACTCTATCTCTAAATTGACCATTAAATGTAGGAGGATTCAATTCTCTTTTTTGAGTAATCACTTTAGTATTGTGATCAATGATCAAAAGTTTGTCCATGTTGTCAGTTTTTTTCATTTGGGATTCATTTAAATTGCAATTTCTTTTTACCAACTATGGTTGCACCTTCACCTGGGTTTAATGGTAAATTTGCATCTCTAGTTGACATTTTACCTTGATCATATTTTTTCCCCAATTTAGGATCAGCATCAGATCTTCTAGAAGTTCCCAACCATGATGCTTTAGGTTGTGATCCTGGTTTTTGTTTAATAAGAACACTATCTTGATCACCTTCTTTAGAATTAGGTTCTTGATTTTTTTTCTGTTTTAATCCTCCTTCTTGGCCTAGTTTAGATGCAACTTTTTTAAACTTTCTCTTACCCATTTTACCAGATGAAACTACAAATGATTTTTCTGTTTGATCTTCTGTTGTTCCAGTTTCACGATAAGCACCTTTAGTTTGTGTTGGCCCAGGAAGTCCAGCACCACGAATACGTTTAACAAGTTTATCTGATCTTTGTTGTTTTTCTTTATTAGTTTTATCTGACCTATCAGAAGACACTATAGCAACACCTCCTTTTTCAATCTTAGAAACAATCCTACTTAAAGATTTCTCTTGAAGATCATGACATTCTAGCACAAATTCCTTAAAAGTTTTCATTTTAATCTTTTTAGGTATTTATCATACAACTAACTCCATAAATTGACCCAGAACTTTTTTATTCAATTTTTTGATCTTGAGACTTTTTACAAAGGCACTTTTAATCTGTGACTTTGTGGCATCTTCGGCAACTTCAAATTCAGAATCTTGTGAGAGAGTGGATGCAGAGAGTCCAAAGTAGGCATCATAACTTGATTCTAAAATATTCAGACTCCGATTTTTCTTCCAATCAGATAAAATTTTACCGTATTGAGGAGATAATTTGTTATAATAAAGACTCACAAAATTGGATGTATCACGATTCTGAAGCACACGAATACCGATCATATTGACTGTCGGAAACTTGTCCTTGAGATTTGATATCAAAACTTCGGTAAATTTATGATACTCGTGACCAAACTTATAAGTCGTTCCAATCTTACGATCACGAAGAAAAGTTTGTCCAGGAGAAATACCACGAACACCAATATAAGGTTCAGATCCACGTTTGACTTCAATATGATAAGGAAGACAGTTTGCCTCACCATCAGTCAGAACTACACACTGAACTTTTTGAAGTTTATTTTCTCTCTGAAAATTAGGAAGAATTTGGTGTAGGGAAATCAGTGCCTCATTCAGTGGAGTGCTGGAAAGATAT